TCCCGCTAACTCCAAGATCGTTAACTGTATCATTGATCTTGTAGCTGCGGCTAACACCACTACCAACATCAGCGTTGGCGAAGTAGGTGGTAACGCCAATACAATTATTAACGCTGTAGCATCAGGTACTACTGTTGGCATCAAGGCTCTAGGCATTGGCGGCGGTGGAACCTTGGAGTGGGGCAACATTGGAACTTCAGACAAGCGTCTAACCGTAACATCTTCTGCTGGTACTAACGCAGGTTCTGTTCGCATTACAGTAATGTACGCACAAGCGTTTAACACCACAATACAACCTTAAAGGAGTAGCTAAATGGCTGGTCAAGAGGTTAGAGCTTACAATTTTGCGGCAAGTGATACCGCTGCTCTTGTAGGCCCATCACGGGGCAGGTTGCAGGGCGTTCTAGTTAACGCTGCTGCGGCTGCGGCTTTTACCATTCGTAGTGGTAGTGCTACGGGCGAGATTATACTTCAGCTAACCCTGCCTGTAGGTTGGAATGATGTATATATTCCTAATGACGGTATACTTGCTGACAATGGTTGTTTTGTCTCTGCCTTTACAGGCACTGGCAATGTAATGACCCTGCTTATAGAGTAAATCGTTATGGCTTCAAAGGGTGAGATGCCGAAGCGTAACAAAAAGAATTTCCGCTCCACTAAGTCTGGGGCGGGAATGACAAAGGCGGGTGTTGCTGCGTATAGACGTAAAAACCCCGGATCGAAGTTAAAAACCGCTGTTACGGGTAAGGTCAAAAAAGGCAGTAAAGATGCCAAGCGGCGCAAGTCGTTTTGCGCTCGTTCTGCTGGACAGATGAAACAATTCCCCAAAGCAGCAAAAGACCCGAATAGCCGTCTACGACAGGCTAGAAAACGCTGGAAGTGTTAGGATAAATTATGGCTGGACCCAAGCAATCTCGTAGACCTCCTAACCGGGGCGACGAAATAGATAAAGAAATGATACGTAGGGAAGCTGAAAAACAACGAAAAGCGGCAGAGGCGGCAGCAAAGCGGGATGGGTCCGGTGATCAAAACCGAGAAAAAGATTTTCCTAGACCTAAACTACGCCCCCCTTATTTAAAAAATGCGCCAGAACCTGCGCCTAAGATACAGAAGAATACTCCTACTGTGCCTGCTAAAGATTTAGAAGAAAATACCTATGCAGCAAACAAACGTAAAAGTAGCGTTAAAAAAGCTAGGGTTGGTGGTATCCTTAAAATGCGTAGTGGCGGTAAAATGGATGGTCTAGCTATAAGAGGTAAGACACGGGGGCGGTATGTCTAAAGCAAAACCTACCAATGCTGCGTTGTGGTCTAAGGCTAAGTCCGCAGCCCGAAGTAAGTTTGATGTTTATCCTTCCGCTTATGCAAATGCTTGGGCTTCTAAGTGGTATAAAGGTAAAGGTGGCGGTTGGTCTGGCGGCAACAATAAGGTAGCTAAAAGTGGCAAAAGCAAAACCAAAAAAACCTAGTACCAAGGGTGGTCTTGGAAAATGGTTTGGCGAAGATTGGAGAGACGTTAAGACGGGCAAAGCCTGCGGACGCAAAACCGCTAAAGGTAAGTCCAAGCGTCCTTACCCTGCCTGTCGCCCTAAAAAGGTGGCGTCTAAGATAACTAAATCTGAGGCCACAAAGAAAACTGGGCCTAAGCGTGTAAAATGGTCTACTACTGCTAGTGGTAAGAAGAGGACTAAATAATGGCTACAGTCGTACCCGACCTACCAGAGTTGTTTGAGGAAGCCTTTGAACGGGCTGGCTTGCAGATGCAGTCTGGGTATGACCTACGCACTATTCGTCGTAGTCTTAATATATTAACCCTAGAGTGGCAGAACAGGGGTCTTAACCTGTTTACTATTGACTCTGGCACTGTCGATCTAACCGCAGGGCAAGTAGATTACAGTATGCCCGTAGATACTATAGACATTATTGAGCATCAGCTACGTACTGGTACAGGTACAAATCAGATAGATACAGCGTTGCAGCGTGTTAGTGTGTCTACATATGCACAGCAGACTAATAAGAACACTGTAGGACGGCCCACGCAGATATTTGTGCAGCGGCTACCTACCGAAGTAAAGTTTACACTGTGGCCTACACCGGATACTACACAGACTTATCAACTACTGTACTTTCGCCTAAAGGGTATTGATGGTCTTGCGTCAGGTGTTGGGGGAGAAACGAGCAATATACCTCCACGGTTTGTGCCTGCACTTGTATCAGGGTTAGCGTTTCATGTAGCTATGAAGAAACCCGAAGCTGCAGCTAGAGCAGTGCCTCTTAGGGAAGAATATGAGTATCAGTTTAAGCTGGCAGCATATGAAGACCAAGAACGCGCATCCTCTATGTTTGTACCGTTTCAAACCTTTCATGGGGGGATGCGATGAGCTACGCGTCTGGTAAACACGCATACGGTATATGTGACCGGACAGGGTTTAGATACCCACTAGAAGACCTCGTATATGAGTTTCAAGATGGACACCGTACTGGTTTTCGTGTTGGTAGAGACGTAGTTGATCCAGATCAACCACAGAACTTTTTGGGGCGTATTAGGATTGTTGATCCACAATCGCTACTTAACCCAAGACCTGATGTTTCCCCCGGACGTGGCCTATTTGGTTGGAACCCCGTAGGGCATCCTCTTGTACACCTGACAGGTCAAGTTGGAACGGTAGCCATAGAAGTTCCTATCCCAGAGAGCGATGCAGTTACGGGTGTAGTAGCGTCTGGTTCCGTAGGTACTGTTAGTGTACTTGCGGGAGACGATATTGACGTTTCAGTTACAGGTATAGCAGGTACAGGCGCTTCAGGCGCTACTACTGTAACTACGAATATTACTACTTACACGGTAACAGTAGCTTCTGGAACTAACCCATACGGCACAGGCAATAAGTTCTACATAGATGGTGTTGTCAGCCCAACAATCAGCATTGCAGAAGGCTCTATCTTCCGATTCGATCAGTCTGCTTCTTCTAATAGTAGTCACCCATTGCGCTTTAGCACTACGGCTAACGGTACGCATGGTGGTGGTTCTGAGTACACTACAGGCGTAACTACATCAGGAACGGCTGGACAAGCTGGTGCGTATGTTCAGATAACTGTAGCTAACAGCGCACCGACTTTGTATTACTATTGCACAAATCATAGCGGTATGGGCGGTACGGCTAACACACCATAGGAGACTTGAACATGGCTATGAAGAAAAAAGGTGCCGCTAAAGGCGGTGTACGGAAGATGAAGGCTGCTGGTAAACTAGAAATGGTTAAAAACAAAGCTGGAAAAATGGTTCCTGCTTTTGCTGCTGACGGCAAAGGAAAAATGGCTAAAGGTGGCGCTGTATCTAAGAAAATGGGTGGCGGCATGATGAAGAAAAAAGGCATGGCTAAAGGCGGTGCTGTAGCCAAGAAGAAGGCTGGTGGTGCTGTAGCTAAGAAGATGGGCGGCGGCATGATGAAGAAAAAAGGCTACGCCAAAGGTGGCGCTGTCACCAAGAAGATGGGTGGCGGTAGGATGGCGACAAAAGGCTCCGCTAAAGGCGGTACATTTGCTCGTGGTAGCGGTGCAGCACGTCCTCAACGTTTTCGTAAAAACGGCTAATGCCTTATCTGCAAAGCAATATACCACACTTTAAGTGTTGGGTTCGTCGTGAGTATACGGTCAACCATGAGCGCTACCACGGCGAATTTCTACATGCTATGGTTATCGCTGTCACCACAATGCCCAACAGATGCCTGAGTTTTCAGATTATCTTTACGGGGTGTGAGGCGGACGATACAGGCGAAGCTAATGTACACGGTGGGGCTATGTGGGCTAGGATGCCCATAACTGCTCTGGTGGCCGATGAGTCATTTGAAGAGTGGCCCGAGGGTATGGCAGTTCACGAAGCCCAGCCTTGGGACTGCCCTTCCCATACACATGCGGTATACACGCTTGACAGAGCGTCACCTTGTCCGTGGATGGCAAAGATTGCGGGGGAGTTCTTCCCTGCTAAGTACCTATTTACTGTAGACTATACCGACACAGATGTAGCAGATGACCCTGCACAGCATAAACAAGCGCATGTACTACAGTTACTAGATGCAGGTAAGTGGACAGGCAATATAGTAGCGTTACCCAACAACAGGGTACGGGTAACACACCCTGCGTGGTTTGAGACAGGTGAAGGCGCACCAGACTTTAAGCCATCACAGCATATACATTATTCTAAATCTGACTTAGACTACACGCTAGATGTAACGCAGATATTTGATAATTTGTACAGCGAGGCCGAGTAATGAACTATACTGAGCTTACGCAAGCTATAAAAGACTATACAGAGAACACAGAAGCAACATTTGTTTCTTTGATCCCTACGTTTGTCCAGCAAGCGGAGCAACGTATATTCCGTACTGTTACTATACCCGAAGTTAGGTCCAATAGTACGGGTACTCTTTTTCAAGGGAACCAATACCTAGAACGCCCTGCTGATTTCTTAGCGGTATTCTCTCTAGCAATTATTGACCCTACTACAGCGGCGTACACGTACTTGTTAGAAAAAGACGTTAACTTTATGCGGGAAGCGTACCCCGTAACAGCTACAGAAGGTGTACCTAAATATTACGGTCAGTTCGATGGTGACGCCATAACAGCGGCTACAGACGGACATTTTATAATAGGTCCAACGCCTAATGCTACATATACCGTAGAGTTACATTACTACTTTGAGCCTAAGTCTATTGTTACTACAAGCACGTCTTGGCTTGGTGAGAACGCTGACACTGTACTTCTTTATGGTTCCT